TGCTAAGATTGAAGAAGGCAAAGCCGAAGCAGTAAAAAAAGTTGAAGAAGCAGTTGTATCTTTTGAAGAAAAAGTTGCCGCATTAGAAGCCAAAGTTGCCTCTATTCAAGCTCCTTCTTTAATAAAGACTTACAAAACTATTTCTTCTGAAGTTAATCGTTCAGTTAAAGAACAGTTGAAGTCTTTTGTTGCTGGCGAAGCCCGTGTGCAAAAAGAAATCAAAATGTTTGAAGATGCTGGTCAATATGATGCGTACTTCAAAGAAGCATCTGCATTGACAGGTGGCGGTGCTGGTGTAGGTGGTCGTACTGCCTATGACCCAGTATTCGTTCCGTTGCGTCTTGCTAATCCAATGCGTGGTGTTGCACGTGGAGTAGCTACTGATGGCTCTACTTATCAATTCCGTGCAAAAGTTGGCAATGCTGGTGCTACTTGGGGTTACTCAATTCAAAACAATGGCTCTGCCACAACTGAAAACACCAATATTTGGCAATTAACTTTGCAAGATTTGAACGTACAGTTCCCAATCCGTACTGCCGCTTTGGATGACATTGATGGTTTGGAAAGCAATGTTGTATCAGACATGCTTGCTGAATTCTCACAAGTCGAAGCACAAAGTATGATTTTGAACTCCGACCAAACTGATTCACCTAATACTTATGGTGGAACAAATGGTCTGCGTGGTCTAAATCAATACGCTGGTGCTAATGCTACATACGCTGGTGGAACAATCTCTACAGCCGCTTTCGGTACTAGCGGTACAGGTTCTTCAAGCGGTTTGCATAGCATTGCTACATACGACCAGTTGACTTCAAACGTAAATACAGTTGGTGCTAATGCCATCACTTATAAAGACGTTATCAACTTTGTATATAGCTTGCCACAACAATATTGGACTGAGACAGCTAAGTTTGTTATCAACCCAATCTTGTTGCAAGCAATTCGTGGCTTGGTAGACTCACAAGGTCGCCCAATCTATGTTGATGGCTTGGCTCGTACTGATGGCATCGTTGGTCAGTTGTTAGGCTTTGATGTAGTAGTTAACAAATATCTTTCTACTCCTTCACAGACAACTACTGGCTCTGCTGGTACAACTAGCCTCTATCCAATGTATTTTGGGGACTGGCAAAAAGGCTTTACCATCGTTGACCGCTTGAACATGGTTCTGCGTAGATACGACCAGACATTGCCAGGCTATATCACTTTCTTTGGTGAGAAGCGTTTGGCAACTTCTGTTGTAGACCCATTCAGCATTATTCGTTTCCGTTCTACTGGTACTGCAACCTAATGAAATGGGGGGAGAAATCCCCCCATTCTTAATCTTTATTTGGAATCAAAATGACAACCAATCTTATTCTCGAAGCTGTTAAGGAAGCCATTACTCATGGCAAAGCAACTGTAAATTTAAAAGAAGCATCAGCCCTTACTGGTTCTGGTTCAGGGGTTGGTGGTCGTGTAATTTATGACGATGCCTTCGCTTCACTACGTTTGGCTAACCCATTACGTAAAGTAGCAAGACAATTTCCTACTATCGGCTCAGAAGAAGCCTTTGTTGCTAAAGTCGGTAATGCTACTGACCCAACAAACCCATGGGGATATGGAGTTAAAGACAATACAGGTAGTCCCAACACAGCAACAGTATTTTGGGAATTGCCTTTGCAAGTTATCAATGCTTCTCTGCCTATCCGCACAGCAGTTTTAGAGGATGTAAATTATTTAGAAGAAGCGATTGTTGCAGACTTGGCTTTAGAGTTCAGCCAAATTGAAGCTCAATCTATGATGTATAACAATGACCAATCAGGTTCTACGACTACTACGTATGGCGGCACGGCTGGTTTGCGTGGATTAAATAGCTACGCTGGCTCTACCTCTGCCGCATCATTTGGCTCTAGCGGAAGTGCTATGACTGATGGCTTGCATACAGTATTACAAGTAGCACAAGCATCTGCAACAGCAATTTCTTATGACGACTTAGCTAACTTACAAGCCAAGTTGCCAGCCCAGTATTTGTATCAACCAACAACAGCTTGGATGATGCACCCAACTACCATTGGTGCTTTGCGTAAATTAAAAGCATCTACTGGCGGCTCACCTATGTTCTTAGAGGTTGGCGATGATGATGGCGGTTCTGTTCTCTATGTTTTTGGTATGCCTGTAATCCCTAATGCGTACATGGAGACTGCGGCTTCGGGTCACTATCCCGTGTACCTTGCTGAATGGGACAAGTTCTTTTCTATTGCAGACCGTGAAGATATGACTATTCAACGTCTAGACCAAACAGCACCCGGCTTTATTACTTTGTATGCTGAGAAGCGTGTATGTTCTTCTATTCGTGATGTATTTGCTGGTGTCCGTCTCTACGGAGCTTAATCATGTCTAATAATGGACTGATGACTAACCCAAGTTACGGGACTAATCGTAATCCTTTCAATTATGAAAAGGTTGAGCAAATCAGTCGTGACATCGTTACAGAATGGCTAACGCTTGATGAGATTACGCAACAACTTAATCTGTTTCAAGATGAAAGTCAGGACACTTATCTGTCTAGTTTAGAAGTCGCTGTCCGCATGGCTATTGAAGATTTTATTGGGCTGACTATTTTTCCAGTTCAATATCGTTGCTACTACGGAGCTACGGATACTTTTGGCTCTCCCGCTTTCTTGGATTTGCCTGAGGTTAGCGAAGCTGGAATCACGATTAACGAAGTTGCTTACTACACTACTGGTTCAGATGGCTTTAGTGCTGTTAAGAATGTGCTTGCTTCTACACAATACTTCTATGACCAAACAGGCAATAAAGTAATCATTCAGACTTTGCCTGATTCAATCAATACAAGTATGAGTAATCCTATACAGGTAACGTATTCGACTAAGGCTAGCTTTATTGCACAATACCCAGTAGTGAAGCAAGCGGGTCTATTGTTGTTTACTCATCTTTATAACAATAGGTCTAATACTTCTGAATCTATATTGAGAGAAATTCCTTTTGGTGTTGCTCAATTACTACGACCATATAAGCCATTGGTGATGTAATGGGGATAGCTCGGTTTGAAAACATTGAAGTCAACAACGTAACCAATGGAGTAGATTCTTTTGGACAACAAACTACGTCTACCGCTTTATGGTTCAGAACGAGAGCCGTTGTTCATTCAGTACGCAACTCTTTAAATATCAATCCGAATGATAGGGTTTATACCGACTTAGTAAATTTTAAAGTGAACTACACACCTAATACTAAAGAAATGGTAGATAACCAAAACCTATATAGCATCCTTTGGCGGGATAAGGCTTGGCGGATTGATTCTGCTGTTGAAGCAGATGACCGCATGACTGTTATTTTTTATTGCTATCGTAATGACCCTGTGGTGCCAGTATGAGTCAGAACAGCCCTTCGGTATATGCACAAGCTATTCAATACCAATTAGATACGCTTCTTACTATTCCAGTCTATGCTAACTTTAATCGAAACTTTGCGACTGAGCCTAGTTTTTTGACTTGGCAATTACGTCACATCCACCAACCCGTCTATACGGGTACAGTCCAAAACATAAAAGGCATTGATAGACCTATCTTTCAAATGTCCGTCTTTAGTCAAGATATGCAAACTGCTTTTAATATTTCAAATACTATCCTACAATCTCTCCATGGCTATAGCGGACAGTTTGGAGGCAGTAGCGGCTTTTGGGTATCAAAGGCAGACGTAGATTGGCTTTACAACACATACGACAATGCGGTAGGATTGCACCAGATTATTATGGATTGCACTCTAGATATTCCAACATAAGATAAAATTATTTAACTTTTAAAAAGGACTTATCATGGCTCTCCCAAATAAAGTATTACCCGGCTTTAGTGCGGCACTCTATATGCAACCAAGTGCATCTCCTACTGCTTTGACTACTGCAAACCTTTCTGTGTTAGCTTCTGTTTCTGCTATTGCAGTAACAAACAATTTAGTACCAGTTGAAGCTGTCCCTACTTTTGGTCAAGACGATGCTGTTGCATCTTTTATGGTTGCTGGTAGTCGTCAGTCAGACAAAATCCCTACACAGTCAGCACCAACTTCAATGACAATAACAGCCGCTTGGAATCCTAGCGATGCTAACTTGCTATTGATTCGTGGCGATGCTTATAGCGGAACAGTTGACCGCACTTATGTTATCTCTGCTACTGATGGAGCAAACATTGTTTACTACGCTTTCAATGGTCGAGTAAGTCAATTCCATATAGATGCACAGCCCGGTGCTGAATCCAAATGTGTGTTTACTATCCACCCACGTGGCAATCAATACGGCTGGAGCAATTCAGCTTAAGGAGTAGTTATGAAAGTTCAATTTGCTAATGGCAAGGTGTATGAGGTCGCAGACATTGATGAGGCTATTGCTAAATGCCTTGCTGATGGAAACGACCCATTCAACCCAGTAGTATTACAAGATGAACCACAAAAGAAAACAATAAAAAATGCAGATTCAATCGAATAATGATTTATTGAGTTTCCTGATTAGCCAATCCAATTCGGGAACTAAGAATTGGTTTGGCTTTCATCAACAACGTATTGCTGGCATCCATACTGCGTATGAGATTGCTAAGATTCATGCAGACAAAATTTCACCCGAAGAAGTCGTTGAATATGTAATGGCATTAAATAATGCTATCTACAATAAGATGATTAAGAATGGTGAAAGCAATGGCATATAACGTCAAATTTGGATTTACGGGCGGTAGAGAGTTAATCGAATTGCTAAATCAAATGCAAGTCGATTTTGGTCCGAAAGATGCACAAGGCATATTGACTTCCGCAGTTCGTATGTCTATGGCTCCCGTTCTATCTACAGCAAGGACTCTAGCTCCTTCTGATACAGGTCAACTTAGGGCTTCATTACATATAGAAGCAAGACGACCATCAAGACGTGACCTTAATAGCAAATATGTTAAATCAACGGATGCAGTAATTGCCGTAGTGACTACCGCTAATCTTAAACGGCTGGCAAAAGGCTTTAAGGTATATGACATCAAAGGCTCTTACGATGCCAAGAAAGATAAGAAGCACAAAATTATTGGAAAGCCTGATGCACGGGCAGTCGCTATGGAATACGGCACAGCTAATGTAGCCGCTAGACCTTATCTCAGACCAGCCCTAGAAAGCAACGCTGGAGCTGTAGTAAACTCATTAAGTAATACATTAAAGATAGCATTAGAAAAATACAAGGTAAGACAAGCGAGAAAGGTATTGTATGGCTGATTTAGCACAAGCATTTGGCGGGAAATTTAATAAGATTGTTGTACGGACACGAACTTTTGAATTAGGCAGTCATACGTTCAAAGTTAAAGTCCCATTGACTTCTGAGGTAGAAGCAATGAATGAACGTCTTAAAATTAAAGACGAAGAAGCTATTGAGAAGTATTACAGCAAACTTACTGCAGACCTTATTGCTCATAAAGATGATGCTGTAGAAGGAATGGATATAAAGTTTTTAGAGCATGACGTAATACTCGATGGTCGTTCTATGCGTGAAGCCGCTACTCATAAATCTAATACTGATAGACAGATTACTGAGATGTTTAAATTCCTTGTTCCCGAAGAAGAAGGTTTTGACATGGCAACTATTACTTATGAAATGATTGACGAGCTATTTCCTTTCTCCATCCAAGTTCAAGTAATGGAACAGATTGCAGAAACTATTTCACCTGAGTATTCATCTACTCGGGGAAAGTCATTAGGTCAGTCGGAAGGCAAGTCAAAGCCTATTTGACTGCACACGGAGCTGACCCATCAGTAATAGACCAAGACACTTTTGCAGATATTTGCATTATGTATAACGATGGAGTAATAGGTAACTTAGGAATCATTCAAGTTCTTGGTGCATTAACGGCTGGACAATTTAACAAAGTATTGCCAAAAGGTTCTGCACCATATAAACTCAATGACATTATCCCGCAGGTCTATGATTACTTGTACCCGCCATTACTAGAACAAGACAAGAAACAGTTAGCAAGCGACAACTTATTGGCTTTTGCCATGATGAGTCCTAATGCACCCTCAGTATTGTTTGGAGAAAAATAAATGGCAAATACAGCAAGACTTGGAGTGGTTCTAGCCTTAGAAACAGGCGATTTTGTAATGGGCATGGAATCGGCTAAAAAGTCGCTAAATGACTTTACAAACAACTTAGCGGCTAAAGCTCCAATGGCGGCTCTAGCTGTAGGTGCGGCTTTTATTGGCATGGCAAAGCACGCTATGGACTTTGCAGATTCTATTTCTGATACTGCCGATTCTACTAACCATACTATTGCCAGCGTATTAAAAATTGGCGATGCTTTAGAAATGTCAGGCGGTAAATTTGACAATGTAGGCAAAGTATTAGAAAAATTTAATGCCAATATTTCTTCAGCCGCTATGGGCTCTCAATCTTTGCAAGATGCCTTTAAAAAGGTAGGCATCTCATTAAAAGATTTAAGTAGCGGAGACACAGCAAAGCTATTTGACCGAACTGTAGCTGGGATTGCCAAGCTAGGGGATATCGCAACCATGACTGATATAAAAATTCAGTTAATGGGTAAAGGTATGCGTGGTGTAGATATGGTCAATTTCAACGACCTAATCAAAGAAGGTGATGGAGCATGGCAAAAATATGCGGATGCTGTAGCAACAGCCGCAGACTTGCATGACAAACTTACTGCTAAAGCTACTCGTACTACTTTAATGTTTACCGCTACTTTTTTGCCAGCGATGAATACTGTTTTTGATGCAATGAACAAAGCGGGAAGTGCTATGGAAGATTTTATGTTCATAGCGGGACTTGCTTTTAAGGCAGTAATCTATGATGTTCGGCTTTTTGTTACTGCTCTACAAACAATAAATGCCGCAGTAAATTTAGTTGGACTTACTTTAGATGATATGGCTAATGGCAAGTTCAATACATTTAGCCAACGATTAAAAGAGTATGACCAATACGTAGGCAAGCTACGTGAAGCAGATAGAGCCTTTGCTAAAGAGCTAATGAACCCGACTACTACTGCTAAAGGTGTAACTCCACAGAAAGATAGAACAACACAATTATCTAGCGAAGCTAAAAAGCTAGAAGAAATGTTAGCAGTAACAAGATTAATATCTGTTGAATATAAAAGACAAATCGAATTTAGTGAACAGAAGCAAAGAAATGAAATAGCTATATTGGCTATGACTAAAGACGAAGCTAGAATATATCAAGCCGTACAAAAAGCATTAGATGATACTAGCAAAAAAATTGATGAAATAACTAAGAAGCGAGAAGATGCGGCTGGTCGTGGAGCAGATAAAAAAATTCTTGCTGAGTATGATAACCAAATTGAAAAAGTAAAAGAACTAGGTAAAGCATTTGCTGAAACTACTCGCATACAAGAAGAAGGTGCTATTGAAGCTCAAAGAACTTTCGCTTATGGATGGGATAAAGCGTTTCAACAATATGCAGAAGATTCTAAAAATTACGGAAAAATGGCTGAAGATATGTTTACCAGTTTTACTGGAAATATGAATTCAGCATTAGATAATTTTGTTGAAACTGGGAAAATATCTTTTGGTGATTTAGCTTCAAGTATTATAAAAGACCTTATTAAAATTCAATTAAGAATGTTAATGATGCAAGGCATTAGTTCAATGTTTGGATTTATGGGCGGTTTAAATATTGGAACTGCAATGCAATATGGAACAAATGTTGGTTCTCAACAAACAGCTATGTTAGCGGCACAAGGATTTGCCGATGGCGGTAGTCCTCCAGTAGGAGTGCCAAGCCTTGTAGGTGAACATGGACCCGAATTATTTATTCCAAATCGTGCTGGAACTATTGTCCCTAATAATCAATTAAGCGATGTAATGGGCGGTGGCGGTGGAGTTACTTACAATGGTCCATATATTGCAAATCTATCAGCCATTGACACTCAATCTGCAACGCAGTTTCTTGCTAAGAATCAGCAAGCAGTTTGGGCGGCTAATCTAAATGCACAAAGAAGTTTACCAGCGAGCAGATAATGGCAAACCTAACTACTATCCTTTCTATTTCAGAACAAGTATCTATTACTGACCAAAGATTTGTTGGTCAAGCTATTAGCCGTAATCAACGAATTAGCACAAGTGAGATTGTTACTAATGTGCCATTCCAATTTGAATTTAAACCTAATAATTTCCAACTATATTCTCAGAGCCGTGATTTATTAGCTAATCTTCGTTACTACGATAAATCGTTAGAACAATATTTAAACTTCACTCCTACTGGATGGGTTAATTATGTTGCCTATCAAGGTAGCATGACTTCGGGACAAATAGCTACTTGCCAATGGCAGATTGCATCCGCTAATAAAATATTAGTTTTAGGTTCTTTACCTTCTATTAGTTCTACAGCTTATATTGTTAAGGCTGGAGATTTTTGCCAAGTGGGGAGATATGCGTATATTGCTACATCTGATGTATTGCGTGGTAGTGGGTCTACTGTTTCTATCCCTGTTCATCGCAACCTTATATCTAGCTTATCGAGTCCAATAAATGCAGTTATAGGTCAATACGGGACTACTGTATCAATGGGCGGCTCTACTTATACAGGAATAACTTTTCCTGTCATACTTCAGCAATATCCAAACTATACTTTAATACCTATGACTAATGATTCGTTTGTTAGCTGGAATCAAGCATTCAAAGCATTTGAGGCTATTGTATGAATGTAATTCCTCCAGTAGTAGATACTAATAATATTCGCTATGCGGATTTTGTTCGCATTGTTACAGGAGAAGGTGAGTATCGTTTTTCTACATCACCTACGGCATTGACTATTACTGCTGTAGACCCATTACCATTTGATGGTCTTGGACAACTTGTAGATATCGGAAAGATTCAGCGTGATATTAAATCTACTGCAAATCAAACAAGTATTACGCTTATAGGTATTGATACATCAATGCTAAGCCTTGTCTTAGGTACAAATTTAAAAGGCTCACAAATAACAATGTGGAAAGGCTTTTTTGATACAAATGGACAGCTTCTTACTACAGGAGGCATGGGTGGTCTATATCAATATTTTTATGGATATATCAATTCTTTTTCTATTGGCGAACAATGGATGGAAGAAGTTAGGATGTATGTTGGATTGATTACAGTAAATGCGGCTAATATTCAAATGATTTTACAAAATAGAGTTGCTGGTAGATTTACCAATAATGCTAGTTGGCAATTTTATAATCCTACTGATACATCAATGAATAGAGTAGCAACAATTTCAAATCTATATTTGCCTTTTGGTAAACAAACATGATTAGATATGGAAACAAATTTGATTTTCCTGTAATACATGATTTATTAAGACATTTTTGTAGATTGCATAAGTTTGCCATATTAAAAGATGAAGCAACATGGTCAGAGGAATATGTTAATAAACAATTAAGCATGGTATTGGCTGGTGCTGGATTTATATTGATAGCAGAAGATGGAAGCGGAATTTTGGTGGCATTAAAAGCCCCTTGTTTTTTTATAGAAAATGCTTTTTCTTTGCATGAAATAATTTGGCACTCAAAAAATGATAAGACATCATTAAAGTTATTTAAGAAATTTATGGAAATTGGAAATGCTATGAAAGATACTGGAGAAATTAAAGAAGCTCATTTCTCTTGTTTTAGCGAATCTGATTTTAGTAGATACGGAGCAACGAAGTTACAAAATACTTGGAAAATATAGCATGGGCGGAGGCGGAGGAATTATAGGAGCTATTGTCGGTGCAGTAGTCGTAGTCATTGGTGTATGGACTGGACAACCGCAACTGATAATGATGGGAGTCACTATGATGGCTTCTTCTATTATTTCTGCCGTAACAGCACCTAAACCTCCTAGCTATGACCAAAATACCTCAAATCAATTAACTCTTAATTCGGGTTCAAATGTCCAAGTACCTCCAGCAACTAATAATAAATTGCCTGTAGTGTATGGAAGCACTTTTATTGGTGGCACAGTTACCGACCTTTCTATTACATCAGACAATCAAAATCTTTACTATGTTGTATCTATTAGCGAAGTAACTAATAGCGGTGCATCTACTATTACATTCGGTGATATTTTTTATGGCGGAAAAAAAGTTGTATTAGATGGCACAAGCGTAACTGGATTGATTGATACATCAACAGGAGCAGTAGATACAGCCGTCAATGGTTTAATTCATTTTTATCTATATAACAATGGTTCATTAAATCCTACCAATACTACGGCAACTGCCATAGAAGTAATGCAAGCTGATGGATTGACTTATACATGGGATAGCACAAAACTGATGACAAACACAGTTTTTGCAATTATTAGACTTACTTATAATACTAATGCTAATGTAACTCAATTAGCACAGACCCAATTTCAAATAAATAATTCTACAAATAATACTGGAGATGTTCTCTATGATTATTTAACCAATACTGTATATGGTGCGGCTATTGACCCAACACAGATTGATACCGCAAGCCTTACGGCTTTAACTGCATACAGTAATGAACTTATTACATTTAATGACCATCTAGGCGTTCCATCTACTCAGGCAAGATTTAAATTTAATGGTGCAGTAGATACAACAAAATCAGTAATGGTCAATCTTCAAAATATGACTGCTTGCTGTGATTGTTTGCTTAAATACAATGAAATTTATGGTCAATGGAGCATAGTAGTTCAATCTCCATCTACCCCATCAGTAATGGATATCAACGATAGCAATATGATTTCTGCTATCACCATTACTACTTTAGATATATCTAATACTTATAATATTGCAGAGTGTCAATTTCCTGACATGACTTTAAATTCTGCTTTCAATACAAGCACTATTGATTTATCAGAAGTAGACCCTTCTTTGCTGTACCCCAATGAACCTCAGAATAGTCAGACTATTGCTTTGCCATTAGTAAATAACGATGTTCAAGCTCAATTATTAGCTACTCGTTTTTTAAAGTCGGCTCGTCAAGATTTACAAATTCAGACAACTATTAACTTTACTGGATTGGAATTAGAAGCGGGTGATATTGTATCTGTAACAAATGCCAATTATGGATGGGTTGCTAAATTATTCCGATGCTTGCGTGTAGAACAGAATTTTCAATCTGATTCGGGTATTACAGTTTCTTTGCTTCTGCAAGAGTATGACCCCGCAGTTTATGATGATGTAAGTATTACACAATACGCACCTCCTCCAAATACTGGTCTGCCTAGCCCTAGTACCTTCGGAACAATTCCGCCTCCTGTAGTGGCATCTACGACACCTAATGGTGCTAATCCTACTATTACTTTAGCAATTACTTCTTCTTCTGCTGGTATTGCACAGTACGCAGAAGTTTGGTACTCAATTTACTCAAACCCTACGGATGGACAACGATTCTTTGCTGGCACTACTGCCGTAAGACCAAGCGGATTGCCTTATGACCCAAGTTCATCTATGGGTAATGTGGATATAACTAATCTTCCTACTGGAGATTATTATTTCTTTAGTCGTATGGTGAATAGTCTTAGCACATCAAATTTCAGTTTACCTAGTTCAGTATTAGTATGGCGACCATATACTTTACAGTTTAGCCAACGCTATCTTGTTGTAGCTTATGCAGACAGTATTACAGGAACAGGATTTACTACTAATCCTAGAGGAAAATCATTTTTTGGAATTTACAATGAATCTTCATCTTCTCCAGTAACTAATCCAGCATTGTTTACATGGTTTGCCGCATCACCTACTTTCAGCACAAACAACTTTCTTATTTTTATAAATAGAGGTAGTAGAAAATTCAGCTTCGGTACTGGGCAAGCGGATTATGCGGCTACTACTGGGTCTTTTGTGCCTACTGATTTTGCAAACTATGACCCGTCTTTGTGGTCGGGATTGCCTGATGGAACTAATTATATTGACCTAGACCATAGGACAGGACAAATTACTGAAACAGGGACAACTAGCGTTGGGACAGGCGAGATTAAAGTAACCAATAATTCTGATGGTAAGGTAGTTGCTTCTCTTGCTCCTATCCCCGCACTACAAGCCCTATCAGGTGGTGCGGGTACATACACAGCGGCAGTAGCAAAATTGACCATTGATATTTATGGCAGAGTATTAGGCTTTGAGCCACCTGATGATTTCAATTACACAATGCAACAATTTACTGCTACAAGCGGTCAGACATTGTTCCATGTAACTAGAAACGCTAATTACAGAATCAATAATTGTTGGGTGTTTAAAAATGGTTCTTTGTTAGATACTTCTAACTTTACAGATACAGGCGGTTCTACTGGCAATGTAACGCTTGGAGTTGGTGCTAATATATATGACATCATTACTATTATTTCATTCAGACCATACAATACGACTACAGGCACTTATGATGCGTTTACTTTGAACTATGTAGATTTAGTAAATGCTAATAATTATACGGCTACAACCTTTACAATATATAGCGGCTATGAATTTATGTTCTTAAATGGTATTGCTGTAAATGAGCAAGATTATGATATTGTTGGTCAGACTATTACAAATTTTCCAAGTCTAGTAACTGGAAGATTAGCTATATACCAATGGGCTAATAATAATTTGAATATTCCTAATGGAACTCCAATAAATGTAGTATGTAATTCAGTAATAGGACAAGACACTTATCCATTTAGCTATGTAGCTGATGCTTTGAACATTTATCAAAATGGGGTACTATTAGATGATGTTACAGACTATGCGGCTGGATTTGGAGATTATGTTTTGGCTAATACACCAACTGATGTAAACCAAATATTTATACAGCAAACCTTTGATAGAACGGGTGCGGCATGACACAAGCCTTTAATTTAAGCCAACTGGCAAATTTTACAAATACAAGCGGACAGTTAGATGCTTCTGCTGGTCTTTATAACTCTGTATCTATTACTAATGGCGGTACTGGAGCTACTTCTGCTACTAATGCTCGTATCAATTTAGGTGTTATTACTTCCATTACTGGCTCAGAAAAATTACCAGTAGGCACAACTTCTCAGAGAGATAGCAGTCCTAGCTCAGGCTATATACGATTCAATAGTGACTATTCACAATTTGAAGGCTACAATGGCTCGGAATGGGGTGCTATTGGGGCTGGTGCTACAGGTGGCGGAAACAATCAGATATTTTTTGAGAATGAGCAAGTAGTTACAGCAAGCTATACTATTACAACTGGTAAAAATGCTATGAGTGCTGGAGATATAACAATCGACAACGGAGTAACTGTTACAGTACCAACAGGCTCTAATTGGGTAATCGTCTAAGGAAAAATTATGGCTGGTCAATTAACAATCGACACACTAAGAGCAAGTAGCGGAGTTCTTGCTACTCAAAACGGCATGACTGGTATTGCTAAAGCATGGGTTAATTTTGTAGGTTCTACTGCCGCAATTAATAATTCGTTTAATGTAAGCTCTGTAACTAGAAATAGCTCAGGAAATTACACAATGAATTTTACAACTGCTATGCCTAACGCTAATTACATCATTTCGGGAACTTCATTGGGTTCTCCTCAGACATGGATTATTCCTGTATCAACTGGTGGAATTACAACAACATCGTTAAATTTTTATAGCGTAACTTATGTTGGCGTTGCTGACGGCAACCCTGTTACTGTTGTAATTCATGGCTCATAAGGATAAATCATGGCTGGCACACTAACAATATCAACGCTTTCAGACGGCACTAATAGCACTTCTACAACTAACTGTATTCAAGGCTCTGCAAAGGCTTGGGCAAGTTATAACGGCTCTGCTCAAACAATTAACAAATCATACAATGTTTCTTCAATAACATATAACAGCACAGGTAATTACACAGTTAATTTTACTAATGCAATGGCAACTGCTACATACGCAACAACAATGGGATTTTATCCACCATCAAGTAGTGGAAATTATTTAAGTGGTTATTTAGATACACAAGCTACAACTTATGTTCGTATCGGATGTGGTGCGGTAGGTGTAAGCATAGTAAATTCAACAAACATTTGCATTGCAGTATTTGCTTAATTAAAGGAAACAAAATGACACAAGCAATTATTTTTACTAACGACAATGGTGGTGTATCAGTTTGCATCCCTACTGGCGAAATTTCAATCGAAGCGGTACAAACTAAAGATACCCCTAAAGGTTCTTTAATTGTCGAACAATCTTCCCTTCCTAATCAACACAATGACTTCTTTGATGCTTGGGAATTGAAAGCTGGCAAAGTAGAAGTGAGCCTAGCTAAAGCTACAGAACTCACCAAGAAGCGTTTGCGTAGCGAAAGAGAACCTTTGCTTGCCGCACAAGATGTAGCTTTCCAAAGAGCATTAGAAACTGGTGCTGATACTTCAGCTATCGTTGCTGAAAAAGCTAGATTGCGTGATGTAACTTCTTTGGCAGATGCCGAAACAACTTTAGAAGGCTTACGAGCCATTAAGGTGTAATCATGGCTGTTACTATTTCAGGAAGCACACCTACTTTTAGTGCGGCTACTGGCTATGCTGGTGGTGTAGTAACTAGCGGTACTTCTGTAAATTCTACAAGCGGCACAAGCATCAATTACACTTCTATTCCTTCTTGGGTAAAACGCATAACTGTAATGTATAGCGGAGTTTCAACAAGCGGAAGTTCTAATTGGCAAGTTCAATTAGGAACAAGTGGTGGAATTGTTACATCAGGGTATTTAGGAGCTTATTTATATAGCAATGGTGCTGGCGGTGCTTGCGGTAACCCTACAACTGGATTTGTTCAGTTTCATGATACACCTACAAATGTAAGGCATGGAATTGTAACAATTTGTTTGTTAGATTCTTCTTCTAACACTTGGGCTGGCAACGGATTTACAGCACAATCTGACGCTAATTATATTTTTTATACATCGTATTCAATAGCTTTATCAGGTGCTTTAACGCAACTTAGAATTACAACTGTAAATGGTACAGATACATTTACCGCTGGCAAAATTAACATTCTTTACGAGTAAGCCATGAACAAAATAGAAATTGATGTTACTACTGGTGAACAAAAAATTGTTGAGCTAACTGTTGAAGAAATAGCACAAGCACAAGCTCAATATGCTCAATGGGAAGCTGACGAAGCCAAGCGTAAAGCTGAATTGCCTACTGTAATTGCTAAACAAATTGCTGATTTACAAACACAACTTGACGAATTAGGTTTAACGCAAGATGAAGTAAAGGCATTAATAGGCTAAAAATTAAGTTACAATAAGCAAAACAATATAAGACATAATTAGCGGCTTCCGTGAGTGCATGGGGCTATAACCGAGATTAGGGGCTGATATGGCTGTTTTTAATAAAAATTCCATCTATCAAGTAAGTGGGTTTGATAACCCTTGTATTACTGGTGAGCTAGTATTCAATCAGAATACATTTTGGAATTTGACCATGACAAATACTGCTGGCGATGCCGTAGATTTGACTGATGCAACCATTGATGCTCAAATTATTCGCAGACAACTTTCTAATGTTAAAGACAGTCGTTATGGACTTACTTTTGACATAGCAGATTTTACTCCTACACCTGACCCAGTATCTTTAACCATTACAAATAGAAGCAATTTAGCTGGTCAATTTACGCTTGTAATTGATTCAGATGCTTGGGGTCTTATTTCTAGCGATGCAGAATTAAATATTAACGATATTGATGGCATCGGTTACTCGGGTCGTATAAAAATTAGTTTTCCAATTACTGGCTCTAGTCCAGCGGAAGATAATATTATTTTTTTATTGTTTTTAGTTCGTTCTGATGGCATTGTGAAAGAATAAAAATGGCTAATCTAAGCATACAAGTTCAAGATGGAAACAATATCAATGTTGAAGTTGTACCTACACCACAGCAAAAGATAGAAATTAACAGAGGCTTAATTGGTCCTGCTGGTCCAAATGATATTGGCGGATTTCCAATAGCTATTTCCTCGCCAACTAACTATGACGCTTTAATGTTTTTAAGTAATCAATGGGTCAATGTAAACCAAGTAGAAATCGCTGATGGCGGTAACTTTTAAAATTAGGAGCATCAAATGAGTAATACTATTCGTATTAAAAGACGGGCAAATGGCGGTGGTGCGGGTGCTCCAGCTTCATTAGCAAATGCTGAATTAGCATTTAATGAACAAACAAATATTTTGTATTACGGAACAGGCACGGGAGGTTCGGGTGGCTCTGCAACTTCAATTATTGCTATCGCTGGTAACGGGGCTTTTGTTGATACTTCTACCACTCAGACAATCGGTGGAGCAAAGACATTTAGTTCTACTATTACTGGTTCTATTACTGGTAACGCTGGTACTGCTACTGCACTTGCTACTGGTCGCACAATTTCCATTACTGGTGATATAGCCTACACATCAGGTTCTTTTGATGGTACAGGGAATGTAACTGGTACAGGTACACTTGCTACAGTTAATAGTAATGTGGGTACATATTTAAAAATGACTGTTAATGCCAAAGGTCTTATTACTGCGGCAACTTCAGCAAACATTAACGACTTAACTGTACCTACTGCCGATTATGCGTTTGGTGGATTTAAAATTACTGGTCTTGCTGACCCTATCAGCAATCAAGATGCGGCAACTAAATACTATGTAGATAATGTGGCACAAGGTCTTGATACTAAGGCTTCCGTTGTTGCGGCTACTACTGCAAACATCACGCTATCTGCGGCTCAAACTATTGATGGTGTTTCTATTGTTGCTGGCGATAGAGTATTAGTTAAGAATCAAACCACTCAATCTCAGAATGGTCTTTATCTTGCTTCTGCTTCTGCTTGGACTAGGACTACTGATGCTGATACTTGGGCTGAATTAGTTTCTGCTTATGTATTTGTTGAATCAGGAACAACACAATCTGATACTGGTTGGGTTTGCACAGTAAATGCGGGTGGCACTTTAGGCACTACAGCCGTCACTTGGACACAATTTAGCGGTGCGGGTACTTATACTGCTGGAACAGGATTAACGCTTACTGGCACAGTATTTAGCATCACTAATGCTGGTACTGCTGGTACTTATGGCTCTGCTACTCAGACTCCTGTATTTGTAACTAATGCACAAGGTCAAGTAACAAGTGTAACTAATACTACTATTACTCCAGCAATCGGCTCTGTTACTGGTATGGGTACTGGGGTCTCTACATTCTTGACTACTCCATCATCTGCTAATTTATTAGCGGCTGTTACTGATAAAACTGGAACTGGAGCTTTAGTATTTGCTACAAGCCCGACATTAGTTACTCCTTTACTTGGCACTCCTACAAGCGGTGTATTGACTAACTGCACAGGCTTGCCTATGACTACTGGTGTTACTGGTACTCTTGCAGTAGCCAATGGCGGAACAGGGGTTGCTACATTGACTGGATATGTTAAAGCGAGTGGCACTACTGCATTTACAGCTTCTTCTACTATCCCTAATACCGATATTACTGGTCTTGGTACAATGTCTACACAGGCGGCTTCCAGCGTTGCAATTACTGGCGGTTCAATTACCAATTTGACTACTTTTGATGGTATTACTATTGATGGTGGAACATTCTGATGCACGATTAAATTTTTATTAACCCTGCTATATAGCAAGAATAGGGATGCCAAATGGCTAATGTAATAAAACCAAAGCGTAGTAATACGGCTAGTAATGTGCCTACAACTGCTAACACTACTTCGGGAGAGTTAGCAGTTAATATGGCAGACCAAAAAATCTATATTAACAATGGCACATCCATTGTCCAAGTAGGTGCTGGCACACTTCCAGCGTTAAGCGGTGTAGTTATTACAACTCCGTCTACTAATCAAGTATTACAATACAACGGCACTAATTGGATTAACGCAACTGCATCAGGTAGTGGAACAGTTACTTCCGTTGCTATGACTGTGCCTACTGGTCTTACAGTAACAGGCTCACCAATTACAACAACTGGCACATTAGCGGTTACATTGACTGCTGGTTATTCAATACCTACTACAGCTAGTCAGACAAATTGGGATACTGCTTACACTAATAATTTAAGATGGGATGGCGGTGCTACAAGTCTTGTTGCGGCAACAGGCAGAACAAGTCTTGGCGGTACTACTGTTGGTCAAAATTTCTTTACGCTGACCAATCCTACAGCTATTACATTCCCAAGAATCAATGCAGATAACACAGTAAGTACATTAGATGCGGCAACCTTTAGAACTGCTATTGGTGCTGGTACATCATCTACAACTGGCACAGTTACTTCTGTTGCGGCAACTGCTGGAACAGGAATAAGCGTTACTGGTAGTCCTATAACAGCAAGCGGTACTTTAACTATTACAAATACTGCTCCTGACCAAACTGTAGCTTTTACAAATGGCACAGGAATTAGTGTTACTGGTACTTACCCTAACTTTACTGTTACTAATACAGCACCTTCAAGCGGTGGAACAGTTACTAGCGTTACAGGAACAGCACCAGTAGTCAGTAGCGGTGGCAATACTCCTGCTATTTCAATGCCAGCCGCTACAACTACAGTAAGCGGATATTTGACTTCTACTGATTGGAATACATTTAATGGCAAACAAGCGGCTGGCTCTTATGTAACAGTAGGCGGTGCGTTGGGTACACCATCAAGCGGAACATTAACTAACTGCACATTTCCTACGCTAAATCAAAACACAACTGGTACTTCTGCCAATGTAACAGGCACAGTCGCTATTGCCAATGGTGGTACTGGTGCTATCACAGCTCCATTAGCTTTAACAGCATTAGGGGCTTATGCGGCTTCTAATCCTAGCGGTTTTACATCAAATACAGGAACAGTTACTAGCGTTGCGGCATTAACTTTAGGCACAACTGGAACAGATTTAAGTTCAACTGTTGCTACTGGGACAACCACTCCAGTTATTACTTTGAATGTTCCAACTGCTTCAGCGACTAATCGTGGTGCTTTAAGTGCCGCAGATTGGACAACATTTAACAACAAAACAAGCAATACAGGAACAGTTACTTCTGTGGGTGGTACTGGAACAGTTAGCGGTTTAACTTTAACAGGCACAGTTACTACATCAGGCAACCTTACTTTAGGTGGCACTCTTGCAGTAACAGCCTCAAACTTTGCAAGTCAGACGGCTAATCAACTATTGATTGCTCCTAATGGAGTTGCTGGTGTGCCAACATTCCGTGCTTTATTGTCGGCTGATGTGCCTACGCTAAATCAAAACACTACTGGAACGGCGTCTAATGTTACGGGAACAGTAGCTATTGCAAATGGTGGTACTGGAGCTACGACTGCGGGTGGAGCATTAACTAATTTAGGTGCTTATGCGGCATCTAACCCTAGCGGATACACTTCAAATACAGGAACAGTTACAAGTATTGTTGCTGGAACAGGATTGTCAGGCGGAACAATTACAACATCAGGAACTATTGCTCTTGCTAATACTGCTGTTACGGCTGGCTCTTACACTAATACAAATATTACAGTAGATGCACAAGGTCGCATTACTGCGGCATCTAGCGGTGCGGCTGGTGGTGTAACGACATTTAGTGCTGGCACAACTGGCTTTACTCCTTCTACCGCTACTGCTGGTGCTATTACCCTTGCTGGTACTTTAAGTCTTGCAAACGGCGGAACAGGAACAACGACAGCACAGTTAGCGATGAACGCTTTTGCTGGAGCAGTTACTAGCGGCTCTTATCTTCGTGGCAACGGCACGAATGTCGTTATGTCTACAATTCAAGCCGCAGATATTCCTACGCTAAATCAAAACACAACTGGTTCTTCAGGCTCATGCACAGGAAATGCGGCAACAGCTACAACTGCCACAACAGCAACAACGGCAACAAACGCTACAAATGCTTCTAATAGTAGTTTTGCAAATGGATGCGTATGGGAGAATGGACAAACTATTACCAGTAACTATACAATGACAACTGGTGCAAATGGTCAATCGGCTGGTCCTATTACCATCAATACTGGTATTACTGTGACTATCCCGACAGGTTCAAACTGGGTAATTGTATAAAAGGAAAAGACATGACAACAGAACTACCAAAAATGAAATTAGAGTTAGAAATTGGCGATGTAAATTTTATTCTAGAATCTTTAGGTGAAAGACCAGCTAAAACTAATGCTATGGCTTTGATGAATTTAATTAAAGAACAATGCGAACCTCAAGTACCTGATGAATTAAAGAATAAAGAAAGCTGATAATGGAACAAACTTTTCTCAACTGGCTCTTTGGGCTGATGAATGTAGCAATAGGATTCTTCCTAAAGTTTATGTGGGATTCTTTGCGTGATTTAAGAGATGCTGATAAAGAGCTTGCTGAGAAAGTTTCCAAGATTGAAGTATTAGTAGCTGGAGAATATGTAAAGCATGATGATTTAGATAGATTGTCAGATGCCATATTTAAAAAGCTGGATAGAATTGAATTTAAATTAGATTCAAAAGCAGACAGATGAATTGGCTTAATCAGATAGCTCCTACTATTGCTACTTGTCTAGGTGGACCATTGGCTGGTCTTGCCGTTACAGCATTGAGCAAATTGTTTGGAGTTGCACCTGACCAAGTTCAGAGTATGATAAGTGAAAACAAATTATCTGCTGAACAGATAGCGGCTGTCAAACTTGAAGAAATTAAATTCAAAGAACAGACACAAGCATTAGGTTTAAATTTTGAACAACTTGCTGTGGAGGATAGAAAAAGTGCTAGAGATATGCAGACTACTACTCAGAGTCTTATCCCTCCTGTGCTTTCTATTCTTGTTACTGGGGGGTTCTTTGGCATACTTGCCTATCTTATGGTTACTCCAGCGGACACTAGCAACACACCCTTAATGATTATGCTTGGTTCACTTGGTACTGCTTGGACAGGAATTATTGCTTTCTATTTTGGTTCTAGTGCT